TCATCTAATTCTCCTTAGCCGATACGGGCTATACCCTCGTCGGGCATTTTGAATTCAAACAAACCACCGAAGACGCCGGCAGTCCGCTCGAGTTGAGTTGCGTTGATTGCATCACCCGTCGTCGCGTCATAGACCAGGATCGTGCGTGCTTGCACGTCCGCGTCCAGCCACTCGACGGTGTTAAAACGAAGTACAGCCTCGTCGCCGTCCATTTCAATGCGGTGGCCGCTCAGTACAGCGCCACCCGCCGTGTAACCGTGCCCTGCCCACTCGCCCTCGGCCGTGTAGGCTTCAAGCTGAGTGGGCTCCGGGTACAGCGCTGCCTTATAGACATGGTCAGAGGGGCAGAGGGCACGCAGGGCACGCAGGGGCAGGCTCATGCGGCCTGCTCCTTGGTGACGATCAGGTCACCGTTCTCGTCACGGCGCATCCTGATAACCTGTGCCGAGTCCTGCTTCGTGTTGTCGATGTTCATCGTGATGTTCGGCACCTCGGCGGCCTTTGCGGGCTTGGCCGGCTTGACCTTCTTCTTGTTCTGGCCGCGGGCTGTGTCGGGCGTCTTCGGTGCCAGGTTCTGGTTCAGCGTCGAGCCGTCGTTCGTCGGGCCGGCGCCGCCTGCGGCACCTCCGGTAGCGGTGCCAGGGCCTTGCTTGAACTGGGTGCCGCTGAGCGGCGTCATGCCGAGCGGCGCCAACTGGCCGGTGAGTTGCAGGCAGGCCTCGTCGTCTGTGATGAGGCCGAGCGACAACTGCTCGAGCACCATCATCTGCTTGGTCTGCTTGAACGCGAGCAGTTCGTTGTCGGGGCGCAGATCGATCGGATCGTAGCGGAACTCGACCACGACATCGAAGGCGAACAGGCGGGCCGACAGCGTCAGGGCCCGGCTCCAGAACTCCTCGACCGGAGCCTTGATCGCACCCGAGCAGGAGCGCATGAACAGCATGATTTCGGACGACGCGATGTTCGAGCTGCCGGATGCAAAGCCGAGCACGGTGCCGTTGGTCTTGCTGCCGGTGGAGAGCCGCGCCTGCGCCATCTGCTGCAGTACGGTATATTCGGAAGATAGGCCCGCGTTACTCGGATTCTCGATCTCGAAGCCGAGGCTGTCCAGATAGACCAGTGCGTCTTCCGGCTTCAGGCCATTGACCTTGGATTCGATGTCGCTGATGATCGTGTTCAGTTCGGCGCGGGCGACGGTTGCGTCCATCTGCGCTTCGGGAGACAGGAACTTGCGCACCAGTTCCTCGTTGATCGTGACCTTCTGGCGCGGGTGGATGACCTTGCTGACGATGCGGGTAATGTCGTTGGCGAAGGACTCGCTGTAGATCACCGGCTTGATCGCGCTTTCGATCGGGCTGTTGGCGTACGGGTCGAGCAGCGACTGGTCGAGCGAGCAGTAGATGAAGGTAGGAACGTCGAGGTTGATTTTCTCCGAGCCCACATACTGCCAAGGCGTCAGAGTTTTGTCAGCATTTGCGACGAACTTGATCTGGGTGACGGAGAGCGGCTGGATGCGCTTCGGCAGCCTGGCCTTGTCCAGAACCACCTCGCCCGCGAGGGCACCGTACATGATGATCTCTTTGGCCAGTGACTCGCTCGTGGAGCGCAGTGATTGCGGACCCGTGAAGCCGTCGACCGTGTAGTCGGGCAGGAGGTCGAAGCGCGTGATGAGCTGCTGCACGAGCGCGGTCGCTTCGCGGTTGAACGTGTTGTCAGGATTCTTGGCGACGGCAGTGTAGGTTTGCGGCAGGCCGAGACGGATGTAGGCCCAGACAGCAGCCGACAGTTCCGGCGAGGAGGCGACGAAGTCACGGATGATCTTGCGCGTGTCCGAGCCGGCGCGGAGCGTCGTGGTGTCGGTACTGGCCAGCCGGCGATCGTTCTGCGGCAGGACACTGTCGGTGGGCTTAGCCGTCGTGAAGTACGAGGGCAGGCCAAAGGAACCAGGGCGCACCTTGGGCGGCGCAATGACCGGCAACTGGGTCGCCGCACTGATCCCGAAAAACTCTTTCACTCGTTCAAACATGCGGAAACCCTCAGTGGTTTCCTGAATTTTACACTGCCCAGTGTGTGAATGCAATCAAGATGTTAGCACACTACACACTGTGCGCTTAACTGTCATTCGGCTTCACCTTGAACGTGCTCAGCAACGGCAGCGCCCCGCCCATCCCCGTCGCGGTGCCGAGAATGTGCTTCGCCAGGAAGGCGTACGACAGGGCGAACCAGAAGTGGTCGTCGCCCATCTCCGACTTGATCCAACGGAACTCGATCACCTGCGCCTTGAGCGACCAGTCCTTCACCCGACGCATGTCGGTGCAGTGCGTGACGAAGTCCTCATCGAGCGGGCACGTCACCTTGGAGAACTGGCCCGAGCGCACGAAGGCCATCAGCGCGTCGAACGTGCGGTCACGCGCAACGTTGATCTGACGCATCTGCTGCAGGCCGCTCTCCTCGTCCTCCTCCCGCTTATGGACGTTGAACAGATCCACGCCGCGGAACTGGGTGTAGACCGAAGCCCAGAGGTTCTGATCGATCGCCTGCAGGGCCATCACGGTGTCTGTGTAGGGCAGCGAGTCGATGACTGATATACGGACACGGAATTGAACCCTGAGTTGCTTGTAGCGCTCCTTGAGCAGTTGCAGTGGCACCTCCTCGAGATGCACAACCTGCATGTCGCCCTGCCACGAGCACGCGGCGATCAGGATGCGGCAGATTTTGCCCAAGTCGACGCCCATCACGTACGACTGCGAGCCCTCGAATGCATTCTGCAGGATGATGCCGCGGATCTCGTCGGGCGCCAGTACAGATTCCTGCGAGAAGTAAGGCATCCCGAGGTTGAAGTTCACGAACTCGGCCACGTTTGTATAGGCGGTCGAGCATTCAACTAAATAGCCTGGTGTGATGATCGCCGGCGCATCGAACGGCGAAACCTGAAACCCTTCAGCGACGTGGTTCTCGTCGGGATTCTCGCAGACCCACTCACGATGGTCAGGCCCAAGGTTCGGGTTCTTGCCACACGACGGGCACTCGACGGCCGCTTCGTTGTAGCGCAGCTTGTGCAAGTCCTTCTTGGTGATGTCGAGCAGCTCACCCTTGTAGTCGGGAATCTTGACGTGCAGATAATAGTCGGGCACGAAGAAGTGGCCGCAGTGGTCGCACTTCAGGAAGTTGAAGAACCGCTTCGATCGTTGGAACTCGAAGTCGATGCCCTTGCCAGGCAGCGTCGGCGTGCTCAGCTTGAACTTCATCTTGTGCGGCGAGTGCGTCAGGCGCGATTGATATTGGCTGATCACCAGACCGTCGCTAAAGTCCAACTCGTCATGTACAAGGAAGTCGGCAGGGATGGAGATCGGGGCGTTGCTCGAGGCCGCGCCCTTGAGGTACAGATAGCTTGAGCCCAGTTGCTTCACATCGACGTTGTCGATGTCGCTAATCATGTCTTTCAGGTAGGGCGATTCCTGAATTACAGGGTTCACCCGCGTCTTGGCCAGCACCGCGGCGAACGTCGCGGTCGGCAGCGTGTAGATTGTGGTGAAATTTTTAATCATGCCGCACATTGCCAGCGCATTTCTAACCGCCAGTTCGCTGATGCCAATCTGCGAACATTTGCGCACTACTTTCTCACGAGCCGTGCTGTTCAGTATTCGCTGCTGATATTCATGGTTCTTGTAGCTGTACTTCTTCCCCGCAATGTAGGTGTTCTCCGAGATCCATCGGGCGATCTCGTTGATGGCCATAGCCTGCGATGCGCCCGCCTTCAGGCGCTGCAGATGGTTCTTGAACATGTTGAGGTTCAGGCCCGCCATTACATCAACCCCGCCTGTGTAGCCAACCGCTCGTACTCGGCGTAGAATTCCGTCCGCGCTTCTTCAGGCAGCGTCTTCAGCGAATCGACCAGTACATCCTCCATGATCTTCAGCGTCTGCTCCCGCTTCAGATCCTCCTGCATCTTCATCAACTGGGAGAGCGTGGAAATGACCGAGTTGGCGACCTGGGCCTTCTGATTGGCAGGGCAATCCTCATCCTCGAGTATCTCGTCCATCAGCGTCTTGGTCTTCCGGTACTGGGAAACGAGTTCGGTCTCGAGGTCGAGGTCGGTCACGGTGTCGTTCGGCAGCAACTGAGTGATTTCACTCAGTAGCTTACGCAGTTCTGCCTCGCTGAACTCCTTGAGCGGGTCTTTGAGCGAAGCCTTCCCCGCTATGGTGGTCCTGATCTCGGCCAGTTTTTCTTCGTCAATCATAAGTATTCCAGTGTCATAAAAGTTCTATTTTTAACCGAAAAAATTTGAAAATTAGCTAATTACGCGCCTTTTTCGGTCCAGTACAGCCAAAAGCAACTCAGTAATGGCCATCTGGTGCTGTATAGGCAGCCCCTGCACTTCTTCAAACGTCACGCCGATCGGCCGCAAGTCAGAAGTGAAAAGCGAAGCCAATACATCAGGATCTGCACCTCGAGAAGCCGCAATCTCGTCCATTGGCGCTTCACCCGACAAAACACCCACTAAAAGGCGTTTTAATGGCAATCCGCGCCAATTGTCGGGTGTTGCAGGGTATTTCGGGTTCTTTTTGAGGAAAAGACGCTGTTTTTCAGCGAAATCCACCCATTTTTGTGCATAACTGGGCAGATTTTGTTCAATTTCTACAGCCAGTGCGACCCGAAACGACGATGGCCACGCTGCCAGGTGGTTCAAACGCACTGGAGTGAGCCGTTCGATGATGCGAAACACCGTCCGGTACGAGCAATCGATCAGGGCGCCGGCCTCGACCGTGGTCATGTTGCCGGCGATGACCCGCAGGGCGACCTCTTTCTGTGCATCCCGACGCTGACCCATCTGTGACTTCGGCCGCGTGCTCTTGGGATGACCAGGCGCGTAGCCATACTTCTTGCGCAAACCGTGCAGGGTGTACTTCGTGACGCCGAGCCGCTCCATGCCCGTCTCGAGGCTGATGCGCTTTTCATCGAGCTGCGTGAGCGTGGTGTAGAGCGTGGGCAGTTCGTCGCCCCAGTGCGTCAGCACCAGCTTGGCGCTGATCAGCGAAATGCCCAGTTCGGCGCAGGCCTGCTCGATCGTCTTCTTCCCACGATAGACTTCGAGCAGCACCTTGAGCGTTTCCTTGGGCTTGTCCTTGCTCGTGACGTGATTGGACTGCTCCGAGCCGGTGAGCGGCAGCAGATCCTGAATCTCGACATCGTAGAAGTTGGCGACTTTTACAACGTGGGCGCCGGGGATTCGATTGACCGCGATCCACCGGTAGATGCCATTGACCGAGAGGCCGAGGTGCTTGGCCAGTGCGGTGACGGAGGTGATCAGGGTGCGGACGGTGCTGAGGTCTGGGG